TGTGAGAACACAACATGCACTTGTTCTCACAGTGCAACAACGCCGCAGACCTACTCGCCGCACTCATCCTCGCTTAGCTGAGCTTGTATAGCCAGCCAACAAGCACGAGTACAAGTGCAATGAAGATGATTAGCTCACCGATGCCACTGATGATGGAGATGAGCCTGTCTTCACGTTGTCGATGTGCTTGACGCATAGGTCGTCTTCTCCTCTAAAACGTCGCATTACGTCCGTCTACCCCACCGCGTAGCCACACGCTCAGCGCATCAGCTCATGAGCGTTCTTGACCATGTTCCGCACCCACGCTGGGCGTGTGTCATGCATGATGTCCTCGATCTTGGACGTGGGCTTGACGTACTGAGCGCAGTCATCCCAGTGATGGGCTCCAGGTGTTCGACGATGGATCGGTCCCGTTACGCCGCAGGTGCAAGTCTTCATCGATATCTCCTTTACTCAGACATATCCGTTGTTATCGGAAGTAACGGTCGTACGCAGCGGCGTCCTCCATGTTGCTGGTGGCCACGTGGTCCTGGATGTTGCCGTCGTAGCGGTCGTACGGCATGCACAACCGGCTGATCGTGTCGATGCCGACACCTAGAGCGATGGCCTTCTGGAGAAGCTCGACGTTGCGCTTCTCGACGGCGATGGCGACGATATCCTCGTACACGTCCATGGTGTTCTCCTCGCTACAGCGACCCGAGCCAAGTGCTCGCTGTTGAGCGTGGAATCGATGGTTTCCACGCTCAACCGTGAGGACTGGGAGGCTAGGCGACCCGCTCCTCGGCGATGGCGTAGCTGGCCAGCAGCGCGGCCATGTTGGCCTTCAGGGCCTTGCCCTGATACTTGTGCTCGGCCAGCTCGGCCAGCGTGTACGAGCCTTTCCATTCGTGGTTGCGCAGTCCAACGCTCGGCACTGCGGCCGCGTTGCACGCATGGTCAAGCTTGGCCATCTGCGTTGAGATGTCCGCATCGGTGCGGTACTTCGATGCGAGCGTGCCAACGATGGCATTCGTGCCATCCGCCCGAACCCAAACAACGGGTCCGGAGTCGAGAACCGCGAGTGTCATCCGAACCCAGTCCGTGCCAACGAGGCCGCGGACAGTAGTGGATAGCTTGCGCATGGGTGCGCTGTCCCTCTCTCGCCATCTGGCGACAATGACCGGAGCATGGCCGGTCGCAGACAGAAAGAGACCCGCACGCCATCGCGTCGCGGGTCTCTTTCTGTCCTGACATAAGTATGGCCCGGCCCACCCGTGCCGGAAACCGACGATTGGCGAGGCGACTCGAGTGAGGAAAGATCCAGACCGCCGCAACACCCCAGTCAGACACAAGTCAGACAACGTCGCGGGGTTGTGTTTACGGCCTAACCCGTTTACGCTCTACCCCGTGAACGGGTATACCCGTAAACGCCCTAACCCGTGAACGGAGCGAACATGAAGGAACTGCCCATCAGGAAGTTCACCTCGGTCGTTGGCTACCTGACCGAGGCTGTCACCATCACCAGCAATGGCCGGCCCATCGGGACGTACACTCCGACTGACAGCGCGGCGATCGAAGTGATCCACTTGCCCAAGGAGGCGACCGTGGAAGACGTCAAGAAGGCGATCGAGACGGACAGGGTGTCCAGGGAACCACGGGGGAGGTTGACCAAGGGGTTGGGTGATCTGCCCGGTGAACCTCCGTCCAGACCGGTCGATGAGGTCTTGCCATACCAGCGGATCTTCAGTCCGGCACCAAAGCCGAAGAAGTGAAATGGAACTCTTCTTGCTGATGTCCATTTTCTGGACGCTGTGTTTCCTGGTGGGGCTTGTCATCGGCCTGCGCCGATGAGGTGTCGGATCGGGTTGATGTTCTCGATCGGTGACGGGCATGCCAAGACGAGGTGTCGGTTGAAGCCCGGACATAACGGTCCACATGAAGGGCGGCATCTGCCAGAGTTGCCGTACCAGAAGATCAAGTGGTTCAAGGGCGACGGACGCGAGTTCATGACGGACCGCGACGTCATCTATGCCTGGAGGGCACGGACGTGAGTGAGTTCATCAAGATCCGCTCGTGGCACATCATCAGCACCTGGACTCGTGTTCCCGGGCAGGCCGTGACTCTGTGTGGGAAGACGGCCCGTGGTGAGGTCAAGGCCGACTTCGGCAACGAGAAGTCGTGCGAGATCTGCCTGCGCATCGCGGCCCTGAACGGGTGACGCGTCGGGATGCCGTGGCGGTGGTCATTGCATCCGTCGTGATCGTGCTGATATGGCTGACGCGCCCATAAGTGACAACGCGGTGCTGGCGACCATCGTCACCGCGTTCCTCGTCCGGGAAGGTGGACAGGTCACGTTCACGTCCGACGAGTGGGATCAGGCCGTGGAGCATGATGGCAGCCTGTACGTCCACCGGGAGACGGAGCATGATCCGATGCTCGTGGTCCTGATGCAGAAAGTCGAGGCGGTCTCATGATCAGATCCCAGGCTTGGACGATGTTCGATACCGCCCGATCGATGGTGGAAGGAGCGCGACGAGTGCCACGCTGGAGCACGCAGCAGGAAGACCTCATCCAGTCAGTCCTGATCGGGTTGCTGAAACAGGCCGGTGGACGGATCACCCTGACCGAGGATGAGTTGGGTGATGACGAGGACCGACTGGTCATCAACGTCGAGGAGGCGGCCGGCATCGTGGTCATCGACCTCATCCCGGATTTCGTCAAGACCGAGGAAGCCGAGAAGGTGAACCCCTGGGAAAAGTTGACGGGAACCGTGACTGGGGTGCCATTGACGTTCACGACGAGCGCCAACTCGGGCACGATCACCTACAAGCTGGACCTGACATGACATGCTCGCTGCTATCGGGCTGGTGATCTCGATGGCCCATGACCATTCGCTCGAGACTCGGATCCGCTGCCTGATCGAAGCGCATCGGGCAGCGGACGAGGTCCCGAAGACGCTGGTCATGAATCGATCGACCTGGCACGACCTGGTCGACGAGCTCCAGGGGACCACCTATGACAACGGCTACTTCTGGACGCCGTCGTACAAGAACGTCGGTGACCCGATGGATACGGTCTCTTTCTTCCAGGCCATCCCGATCCTGATCAAAGACTTCGTGGCGGATCAGGACGTCATCGTCGGCATATGAAACAGATGGCTGTGCGGGATTTCCTGCGTGGCGGGTACCAGACGATCACCGAGCCAACGGTCATCAGTTCGCGCGGATACATCCTGTTCACGGTCTTTCCGGGTCCACCGCGCAGGAATGTCTCGCCAAACGAACGGCATGGTGCTACAGTCCCGCCAGGTCCACCAGGGCCCAGCCCGAATGGCGGGTGATACCTACCTGCGCTTCACCGTCCCCCGTGGCGGTTCTGTCATGCATCTCGATCATCCATGGTCTGCGTGCGTCAAGGACGGCGCGCCGATCCGGTTGTATCTCCGAACAAGGTGGGGATTCGTGCAGATCGGCGAGAAGTCTCAGGTCTATGACCGCAAGACAAAGCGGTACACCGATCTCTATGCGTTCGTCACCGTCCGTCCGCGCTGATGCGCTACGCATTCACGGCAACGGTCACGTTCGGCGCTGGCCATCACCTGCCGGCCGACTCGTGGTGCGGCGACAAGCAGCACGGCCACCAATACGAGGTCCGGGTCACGATGAACCGCGAGGGCTACCCCGACAAGGACCTGATCGAGTGGTCTCGCGCGCGCGCGTCCTTATTGGAGCTGGCGCTCGAACTGAAGAACCGCGACCTGACCAAGATGCTTGGAGCCCAGGTCCCCAACGTCTTCGGTGTCGCCGCCTTCTTCATGGAACGTCTCTCCATCAACTTTCCCGTCACCAGGGTGGAAGTCCGTGAAGACAGCGACCCCGTCGCCATCATCGAGCGCGACGACGTTTACTGAGCTCGACGCGGCGGTCATCTCGAAGAACCCCTGGAACCCGAACCGTATGACCGCGGCGATGTTCGCCAAGGCCATCGAATCGATCTCGCTCTACGGGTTCATCGATCCACTGACCGTACGGCACCTCGGTGAGAACCTGTACCAGATCATCGATGGCGAACACCGCTATGACGCCGGTATCGCGTTGGCCATGGATCGGTTCCCCTGCACGGTCATCGAGGGCTTGACCGACGCCCAGGCCAAGAAGCTGACGATCGTGATGAACGAGCTGCACGGGCAGGCGGATCCCGGCAAGATGGGTGATCTCCTGGCCGACATCCTGGCCCTCACCTCATTGGACGACCTGATGGTCGCGTTGCCCTACGACGAGTCCGTACTCGCAGGGTTCATGCAGAGCGCCGCGCCGCTGACGCCGCTCGAGCCAATGGCACGGGAGTCGGAGCCAGGTTCCAAGGAGCCGTGGGCCGAGCGATTGTTCAAGATGCCCAAGACGGTCGCCCTGATCGTCGACGAAGCGATCGAGAAAGCCAAGGACGGCGAGGAGATCGAGACGTGGCAGGCACTCGAACGGGTGGCGGCGGACTATCTCGCATCATGAGTCGGCGAAGAACGTGGAGAAACGCCAGAATATGGCAGGATTTCCACGAGAAACGCGTAGAAACGCCAGGATATGGCGAGAAACCCTCCGAGGACCCAAATGACCGCTCGTGGCCGCACGACCATCGACTACAAGGAAGCTGAGCGGCGCTACGTCATCGAGGGCACGTCGGTCCGCCAGATCTGCCGCGATATGGGCTTGGCGTCCTGGTCATCGATGAACGAGATCGCCAACCGCGAGGATTGGAAAGGCAAGCGCCAGGCATACGTCTCGGCGATCGCTCGCCGGTCGTACGAGACGGCCGCATCGACCGTTGCTGCCGAACAGAATGCGATCAAGGACGAAGCCATCCTTGCCGGGCGTCTGGCGATCCGTAAGTACATCGCCGGCCTCAACGCCAACTCGATCCCGGTCAATGGCAAGGACGCCTTGCTGTGGGCCCAGTTCCTGATCACCGAGATGACACCTGCTGGCAGCGTCAGCACGGAGGCACCCGATGTCCGCAACGTCACCCCGCCAGACGCCGAGCTCCTCCGACGAGTTGTCGAAGCTGCTCGCGAACGGGTCCCTGCCACCGGAGGTGTGGGGCCAACTGCTCTGGTCATCGCTGCGGACCCTCGCGCCAACTGACGTCAAGGCATACGGCGAATACGTCTTTCGTCTACGGCCCGAGGCACACCATGCCGAGATGATCGACTTCATCCTCGATCGCCTTGAGCATCGCGAGAACGCCGTCGTCCTGATGCCGCGTGGCCATGCCAAGACGACCTGGGCCAACTCAATTTTGCTTTCATGGTTGGAATCGAGACACCCCAATCTTAGGGTCGGGTTGATCAGCAACACGGCCAAGCAGGCCAACGCCTTCAGTCGGGCGGTTCGCTTCACCCTCGAAGCCAACGAGTACCAGCACGACATCTTCGGCCAACTGGCCGGCAAGCACAAGTGGAACGACGTCGAGTGGATCCAGAAGGATTCGGCCCTGATCGGGACCAAGGACGTCAACATGTACAGCGCCGGAGCGGGCGGCGCGATCATCAGCAAGCGCTTCGATCTGATCCTGTGTGATGACATCCTCGACGAGGAGAACACGGCCAACCCCGAACAGCGCGAGAAGATCGAGACCTGGTTCTGGAAGACGCTCAAACCGTGTCTCGTCCCGGGTGGCAGCATGATCGTCATCGGAACCCGCTGGGCCGAGGGTGATCTGTACCAACAGCTCATCGAAGACAAGAAGTGGCCATCGCTGGTCCGTGGTGCGATCAAGCACGACGCCAAGGGCAAGCCCGAGGCCCTGTGGCCGGAGATGTGGCCGCTCGACAAGCTCGAGTCAGAACGGCGCGACATGGGCTCGGCGATGTTCGCCTGCTCGTATCTCAATGACATCAGCGGTCTGATGGCCGGTAACATCTTCCGACGAGAGTGGTTCTCGGACAAATACTTCACCGAGTTGCCCAGCAACCCGGCGGGCTACACCTGGAAGATGGGGATCGACCTTGCGAGTTCAGAGCGCCAGCGCGCTGACTACACCGCCAGGGTGGTCGTGGCACAAGACGATGAGAACAACACGTTCGTCTGGCAGGTCCACCGCGACAAGATCGAGACTGGCCATCGGGAGTTCGTCATGGACGGCTACCTCGCCAATCCGCTCATCAGCAAGATCGTCGTCGAGAACAACCAGTTCCAGGGAGCCTTCGTCAAGGACATGATCAACTCGACCATGCTGCCGATCGTCGGCAAGAAGGCCGAAGTCGACAAGGTCACCCGTGCTCGATCCGTTGCCGCTCGCTATGAGTCAGGCAAGGTATTCCACCACAAGAGTCTCGCTGGTAGCGACTTCGAGATGGAGTTGCTCCAGTTCCCCAAGGGCCATGACGACATGATCGATGCGCTCGGCTACGCCATGGAAACAGGCGTCAGTGGAGCGTTCTTCGGCATGGTTGGCCAACGGAGGAGTTTCTGATGTTCAAGAAGCACCGTCACAACGCCAACCAGATCAAGATCGCCTCGAACCTCACAGCCGATGAGCGCAAGTGGCTGCGCGACCATGGTCACACCAGCGATCAGGTCTACGGCTCGATCAGTGGGACGACCGAGGTCCAGGCCCGCAAGCAGGCGATGGGCCGGCAGCACTGGCACGATGTCAGCCAGGTGAGCTGATGGCCATCGAAGTCGAGTTCCGCGATGGGATCCAAGCCGTGCCGAACCACGTGGCCATGATGTTGCGGACAGTCGAGACGCATACGATGACCAAAGACGAGGCGATCAAGGCGGCCGAGACGCAGATGCTCCGCGACCACCTCAATGGGATCCAGCGCAAGCTGATCTCCGCGCACTTCCGGGAGAGCCGACGCTGATGGGTGCTGTCACCAGTCTGGTCAAACGCCAACAGACGGCACTGGCGATCCGGGGCGATGTGCTACCGGATGTCCAGAAGGACCGCCAGGCGTCGCCGGCTCGACTCGATAATGGTGGGGTCGGTACGGCTGCCTACGTCTGGGACGGCAAGGTGGCCGTTCAGAACGCCCGGGTCTATCGCCATTGGGCGAAGACATCCGAGTGGGTGCGTGGCGCATGTTCGATCCGCCGCAGTCAGGTCAGTTCTGCCGAGTGGGACATCGTCCCGTTCGACCAGCGCAAGCCGTACAGCAAGCGCCAGCAGCAGCAACTGCGCGACCTGTTCCGCTCGCCGAACCCGGCCCAGGACAGTTACCGCAGCTTCATCGAGCCGGTCACCCAGGATCTCCTCGTCCTTGACGCCGGCTGTATCGAGAAGGTCCGCGACCTGTCGGGCATCGTCCGGGAGCTGTGGCCGACCAACGCCTCAGAGATCAAGGTCAACGCGATGTGGGACGGCAACCCCAAGGTCGCTCGCTACTACTGGTATCCCGACGGGTTCAAGCAGAAGGCATCGTGGGTCAACGACGACTTCATCTACATGATGATGAACCCGCAGACCGACAGTCCGATCGGCCTACCGCCGCTCGAGACCCTGCGAGCTGCGGTCGAAGCCGAGATGGCCGCCCACGAGTACAACCGCCGCCAGGTCGAGAACGCCGCACCCGATGGCATCATCAACCTGGGTGAAGGATTCACCGAGCCACAGGTCGAGCGGTTCCGGGACTTCTTCGAGTCCGAAGTCGCCGGCCGGGGCCCGCTGGGCTTCATCGGTGGATCCAAGGCTCCATCGTTCATCAAGTTCCGCGACAGCAACCGCGATCAGCAGTTCCTCGAGTGGCAGATCTACCTCGTTCGAAAGATCGCCGTCGTGTTCGGCCTGACCCCGCAAGACCTTGGCGTCACGTTCGATGTCAACCGTTCGACGGCCGAGACCCAGGTCCAGATCAGCGAGGATCGCGGACTCCGGCCGCTGATGTCCAACCTCCAGGAGTACATGACCGAGGAGGTCGTCTGGGATACGGGCTTCGGTGGGCCGGCCAACAACCTGGCGTTCCGCTTCACCGCGCTCAACCTCAAGGAGAGCACGGCCAAGGCGGCCATCTATGAGAAGGCCCTGGCCGGGGTCCCGTGGCGCTTCATCAATGAAGCTCGTCTCGATGAAGGCCGAGAGCCGATCCCGGAGATGGAAGGCAAGCTGATCATGGCCACACCCGTGGGTGCGGTCGACATCAGCGATGTGCCGACCGTTCGCGAGATGCTCGAGATGCAGCAGGCCGCCAAGCAGGCCCCGCCGCCGGCAGCCAAGAGTGAAGGGTTCGACCTGGCGGGACTGGCCCAGGCCGTTCGGTCGGTGCTCGACTACAACCGTGTCGCTCCGTCCGAGATCCACACCCATATCGAATCTGCGGCTCCTCAGCCGACCATCCCGTCGGTGGTCAATGTCACGAACCACGTCCCTGAAGCCAAGGTCACCGTCACCGAGAAGCGAGCTCGTCGGATCACCCGTTCGACCGAGTACGTGTACAGCGCTGAGGGTGGGATCGTTGGCAAGACCGAGACGGAACTCGACACCGATGACCCGACCTGGAAACGGGTCCTGATGACGAAGTTCCTGTCCGATGAGACAGGAGCCATCACCGGTAAGGAAGAGGTCGTCGTCGAGTCTGACGAGGAACCCCAGGGTGATTAGCAAGGCCAACCTCCGCTTCCATCTCTCCGGCGGAGAACAGAACACCGATCCGGCCAAGTCGATCGGTGGTGACATGAGCGAGACGCAGCTACGAGGTGGGCTCAATAAGCTCTTCGCTGATGTGCGTGGTGTTCAAGCTGAAACCGGCTGGACAGACTATCGATGCATCTACTTCTGGAACGCTGACCCCGATCAGGATGGTCTGATCGATCCGGCTATCTGGCTGTCGACGAAGCCGACCACGGCCACGTTCTCGATCGGGGTTGACCCGGTGGGCAAGAATGGGTCAGCACAACTCATCGCCAAGGACACGGACGCCCCTGGCGGTGTCGGGTTCGAGGTTCCGGAGACGTCGGTATTCCCGCTCTGGTTACCAGAAGCTCCATATACAGAAGGCGAGTGGATCCCGTTGTGGGTCCGCCGCATCACCCCCAAGGGGGCATCTATCGGAACGGAGGTGGTCGTGCTTCGACTGCGCGGGGAGACCTACTAGGTCGCTTCGCTGGGGAATGATTCGACTACCATCAACTTCCACTTCCATGAAAGAGGAGCCAACGTGAATTTCCTTCGTCTGCTCACTGGCAACAAGCCACACGCCGTTCCGTCCCAGATGGACGTCATCCACCGCATCAATGAAGACATGAAGACCATGGTCACCCGTGGTCGGTTCATGGGCGAGACCCTGGGCTTCGGCCCGAACTTCGTGCATGCCTACATCGTGCGCGGTGCATCTGGCATGTTCGGCGCTCCGGGTGAGGTCATCGATCTCGGCTGGAACCACAACCTCAAGACCACGGTCGGCATGGACTGGCTGCACAACACCATGGGCGGCCTGCCCGGCAAGGACGGTGCCCTGACCGCATCGTCCGCGACGAGCGCCACTCCGGCTGGTGGTGGCCTGACGACCGACCAGTACAAGGGCATGATTATCTGGTGCCCCATCACCGGCATCACGACCGCTCCGGTCTACGGCAACA